GCTTCATCGTTGCACAGAAGCCTGGGCCTACGTTATTCGTCGGGCAGACTGACGACATGGTGAAGGACTGGACAGAGTCGCGCTTGTTGCCGATATTCAACGAATGCCAGCCGGTCAAAGACCTATTCCCAGAAGACCGCCATTCTCTCAGAAAAACGACCATTCTTTTCCCACACATGGTATTGTTCGCAGGCGGTGCGAACATGACCAACTTGCAAGAGAAGTCGATGCGCTATTGCATCGGCGACGAAGTTTGGCGGTGGAAAAGTGGCATGATAAAGGAACTCAAGGCGCGACACCACGACCGATGGAACCGAAAGACGCTTCTCGTCTCGCAGGGGTGGGACGCAGGGCATGAGGCAGACGCCGAATGGGACAGCGGAACGCGAGAAGTCTGGGGATGGACTTGTTCCCATTGTGGGAACTGGCAGCGTTATCTGTTCGATCAGATCGAATATGTGACCGAACGCGACGACAAGGGCGGCATCTTATGGGACAAGGTGCAAGATTCGGTGCGAATGAAGTGCGAGCATTGCGAGACACGCTACAAAGACGACGCCAGCACTCGACGAAACCTTGCAAATAATGCAAGCTACCGCGCACTCAACCCGCATCCGGTGCGCGGTCACCGCTCGTTCGAGTATCCGGCTTACGCCGTCTGGTGGATTCCGTGGTTTTCTATCGTCAAGGAGTGGATCGAGGCCAACGAAGCCAAGAGCAGCGGCAACTTAGAGCCGTTAAAACAATTTATCCAAAAGCGCAAGGCGCAGACTTGGCAAGACGAAGTCACGAGCGACTTGCCGGAGATCGCGACAGGCGACTACGCCAAGGCCGAATATTTGGAAGGGCAAAAGATCGACGGCGAACACAGACGCTTTATGTGCGTGGACAAACAGCGCGACCACTTCTGGTGTGTTGTCCGCGCCTTCCGAGTTGATGGGTCTTCGATGCTCTTGCACGAGTCGCGTCCGCTGACTTGGGAGACGCTCGACGCCATTCAACAGCAGTTCGACGTTGTGCCGCGATGCGTTGTAGTGGACGCCGGTTATGATACGCCGCTGGTCTACGAGCAATGTGCTCGGCGTGGATGGACGGCATCGCACGGATCGGGGCAGGACGGCTTTTATCATATCGACGGTGGACGAAGGACGCGCCGATTCGTTTCAAAAATTGAAGGAGCGCAAGCTGGATCGGACGGACTGAAGTGCGCGTATTTCTTTTTCTCCAACGAAGGGATCAAAGACAAGTTGGCTTCACTCCGCCAGGCTGACGCAGTTCCGAAATGGGAAGTTGCAAGGGATGTTTCGGACGACTACCGAAAGCAGATGTTGAGCGAGATGAAAAAAGACGTCACGAACTCCAAGACCAAACAAGTCGAACAAAGATGGGTTCGCATCGGCGGCAGGCCGAACCATCTTTGGGACTGCGAGTGCATCGCGCTCGCGTCCGCGATGCTCGCAGGGGTTTTGCCGATAGGTGCGGAGAGCTAGGTTTTAAGCGGCTCCGACAAGGGCGAAAAATAATTTAATTTTTTTCTTTTCAAAAATAAAAAAAGAGAAGATATTTAAAACATCGAAAGGCAAGAAGCCCGACGAAGAAAACCTAAAAATAAAAAACAAAATGAAAATCGAAACTCAAAATACCAACCACAACTTTGAATCCATGTTTGTTGATTTCATCAATAACAACAGCGAAAAAGTAAAAGCGATTGCTGCAATTATGGCGATGAGCGAGCAAGAGAAAATGGAACTCATCAAAGAGTTCAAAGCATCACGCTAACACCAACCGGCGCGGGTTCAATCCCCGCGCCTTTTCTTTTGACACTTCCGCAAAAATAACAACACCCGCGACGCCTCTCCACGGAAGCGCACCAATGCGGGTTATTTTTTTGACATCGCCATCAAATGAATGGCGATGAACAAATCATTTTTTGGCCTGCCGCTTGCAACTCTGCAAGAATTGCAGGGCGATTTCACGGCTTGCTTGAAGGCAATAGCCGTTGCAGGCGCGTCGTATAGCATCGCAGGGCGCTCGTTCACTCGCGCTAATCTTGCCGAGGTCGCGCAGACCATTAAAGAATTACAGGCCGCTATTGACAATGCCAGCGGGAATAGAGTAAGACGTTTCACGCCGACTTTTCCGACGCAACGACCATGACTCAAGACATCATCACCAAGGCCATTTCGTTCGTCTCTCCTAAAGCCGCCCTTGACCGCATGGTCAACCAGGCGAAGCTTCGCAACTTCGGACGCTTTGATTCAGCATTGACAAGCGAGAAGCGCGGCATCAGCCGTGGCGTATCCGGTGGCGAGGACACGGCAGGAACTCGCGAACGCTTCGCGCTCATCCGCGCCGCTCGCGATCTTGCCGACAACTTCCCGCCTGTCCGTTCTCTGCTTTTAAAATTTGCGACGTATGTTTCGGGGCGCATAGCATACCAGGCCCGCACCGGCAACCGCGAAGCCGATACCGCCATTGAAAGGTATTGGCAGAAATGGTGCAACGACTGCGATTTTCTTGGCCGTCATAACTTTACAACGCTCCTGCAACTCGCCGTTACCGCAATGCTTCGCGACGGCGATTGTGGATTTATTATTGTTCGCGACAAAGAAGATTTGAAATTGCAAAGCGTGGAGGCTGATCGCATCGGATCGCCTTACGACCGCACGGACACGGATAAATACATCGGAGGCATCAACGTAGACGACTATGGAAGACCCGTTTCATACACTATTTTCACGCGCACTATCAACAACCAGTATATTTCTCCTACTGATATTCCTGCAAAAGAGTTTATCCACCTATTCGACGCAGCGCGACTTGACGAATATCGTGGGCGGAGTGCTTTCGCTACTGCGTTAAACGCAACCCGCGATCTCCAAGAAGCGATCAAGGCCGAGGTGCAGGCGATCAAATACGCTTCGTATCAGTCCGGCGTGATAACGACCGAGAGCGGAGCCGCTGACGCTGGCGACTATTTCGCACGCGGCAACTCGAACGATCAAGGACAGGTCGCACGCCTCCAGTCGCTCGACCCAGGAACGGTCAACTATCTATCCGCAGGCGAGAAGATGGAAATGTTCAAGTCGGATCGTCCGACCGGAGCATTCGGAGAATTCATCCGCTTAGTGCAAGCGCACATTTGCATGGCCGTCGGTCTTCCATACGGCTTCGCATTCGACGCAGACAAGTCGGGGCCAATGGCTCGCATGGAGGCGGCGATGGCCGAGCGAACATTTCTTCGGTGGCGTGGACTCTTGGAAGGTCAGTTTCTCAACCGCATCAAAAATGTTATCTTGCTGGATGCCGCTTCGCGTGGACTCATTCCCGATTCCGAATACTTGCTTGATGGCCGCTGGTGCTGGCCTGCCAAGGTTTCGATTGACTACGGACGCGAGGCATCAGCCGACATCGCTTTGTGGAAAGCTGGCTTGAAGACTGCCGGCCAGATTTATTCCGACATGGGCGAGGACTACGAAGAAGCACTCCGCGCAAGGGCGAAGGAAGCGAACATGATTAAGGAACTTGGTCAAGAGTTCGACATCCAACCCAACCGCATTTCGGATTCCGTTCCGATTACTGCTATCGACACCATCTTTGACGAGAGCAAGAACGAAGCACCGCCGCTTATCGAGAGCATCGGCATCGGTGGCACGGATGCGCTTTCCGGCATCCTTGCTTCGCTCGGTCGCGGCGAACTATCAGCGGAACAAGTCGCCGTCATCCTTCGCGTTGTCTTCGGAATGGACGAAGCGAACGCAAACAAAATCATCAACGCCGAACCAGCAAAGCCGCAGGAGGAACCAACTCCGTCAGCATTTGAGGCCGATCAGAACAAGCCAAGCAAGGGCATGGTAGAAGAGGCGCTAAAGGGCTTAAAGTGGCGCGAAGAATACAACCGAGGCGGGACAGCGGTCGGAGTTGCACGCGCTCGCGACATCAGCAACGGCAAAAATCTGTCGGACGATACCGTAAAACGGATGCATTCCTACTTTTCGCGTCATGAGGTTGATAAAAAAGGACAGGGTTTTCAACCAGGTGAAGACGGCTTCCCATCCGCCGGACGCATTGCATGGGCATTGTGGGGCGGAGACGCAGGACAGACTTGGGCCGCCGATAAGGTCAAAGGAATGCAGGCATCGCAGCCCGAACAGATGAAAGTCTCGCTCGCCGTTCGCGATACATTCGGACGCATCACCGGATTTGAAACAAAGCACGAACTCGTTATGCCGACGCCAGAAAAGGACGAAGAGCAAGACGACTTTATAGGCCGCTGCATGGTGAGCGGAACGATGACTAGCGAATATCCAGACGAGAGCCAGCGCGTAGCCGTATGCTCTGCGCAATGGGAGAAAAAATAAATGATAACTCACGGCATAGCACT